ACCAATGACTGGACCAACTGGTCTGATCTTTGCAATGAAGTCTAAGTATAAGACTACTGCTGGCGGCGCAACTGCCACTGATGAAGCATTGTTCGGCGAAGCAGTGACTCCATACTCTGGCGACACTGCTGTCACACAAACTGCTGACGGTTCTGGTCTTGACGGTCTCGACGACACTGGCACCGTAAACACCAGTATCGATGACGAGCGAGCTGGTCCAACTGTTGGTGGTGGTATGACCACTGCAACTGCTGAAGCACTCGGCAACACTGGTAATGCATTCTCTGAAATGGGTTTCACCATTGAGAAAGCAACAGTTGAAGCAAAGTCACGTGCCCTGAAAGCAGAGTACACCATTGAACTAGCACAAGACCTGAAAGCAATTCACGGTCTTGACGCTGAAACAGAACTTGCTAACATCTTGTCTGTTGAAATCCTTGCCGAAATCAACCGTGAAGTTATCCGTACTGTAAACATGCAAGCAAAGACTGGTGCTAGCACTGCTAACACCGCACTTAACGGTGTATTCAATCTCGACACTGATGCTGACGGGCGTTGGTCTGCTGAGAAGTTCAAAGGTCTGATGGTACAACTTGACCGCGAATGTAATGCAATCGCGAAAGAAACTCGTCGTGGTAAAGGAAATGTTGCTATCGTCTCTTCTGACGTTGCTACTGCTCTTGTTGCTGCTGGCGTGCTGGACTACGCTCCCGCAATCTCTGCTAACCTGCAAGTAGACGATACTGGTAACACCTTTGCTGGTGTTATTAACGGTCGTATTCGTGTATACATCGATCCATATGCTACTGTCGACTATGTTACTGTCGGGTACAAAGGAACAAACGCTTATGATGCAGGTATCTTCTACTGCCCATACGTTCCTCTGCAAATGGTTCGTGCCGTTGGCGAGAATGACTTCCAACCACGTATCGGGTTCAAGACTCGTTATGGTATGGCAGCTAACCCGTTTGCTGGTACAGGCACTTCAGGTGTGGGCGCAGCAACTGCTAAGACCAACCAGTACTATAGGATCTTCCGAGTTGACGCTCTGATGGTTTCTACATAATATCCTATAGTACGGTAGAAAGACCTGGACGTCGAACGCGGCGTCCTAACCTTCCCTACCTTGGGACAAAAACCTAAAATAAGAATAACAAGGTTTATGACCCGCTCTTCGGAGCGGGTTTTTTTATGCCCTCAAAACCTTCAACAACACGTAAAGTAAAATCGCTTCCAAATTTTCCGCTATATTTTTTCGTCTAAAAACGTTGTTGACATTTAAGTCTAAATAGATATAATAGAGAGAGTTAATCGAGGAAAGAACAATGACAAGTAGTATAAGCAACAACACCAATTTATTCCAACCAACAGGATTTAAGGTTATTATTGATCGTCAGAACTTCGCAAACTTAGAATTTTTTGTGCAGGGAATCTCACATCCAGGGGCAAACTGTCCCGCTATAGAGACAGCTGTTAAGAGACTCCAGGGTATACCAATGCCAGGAGGACAGATGGAGTATAGCGAGTTGACTATGGATGTGTTGCTCGACGAAGACATGAACTCGTATAAAGAGATGTACAACTGGTTGTTGCGTAGTGTTAATAGTGAAATGATAACTCGTCGCGACGACTTTGGAGGCGGACGTTCCACCCAACCGACTTATTCTGACATCACTCTTGTGGCCCTCACCAGTCATAACAATAAAAGTGTAAAGTTTAAATATGTTGACGCACTACCTGTTTCGATCGGAGAAATACGGTTTGAGGCACAGAACCAGTCAGTTGAGTATGTTACATTCCCCGCAAGTTTTAGATTTTCTTATTTTGAGATAGTTGAATAGTATATGGATTTAGATGGTATTCTTGCTCAGTGGGTAACTGATTGTGAGATTGGACATAACCTTGATTCTGCATCACGCGAGACTCCTCAGTTACACGGCAAGTATCTTGGTTATTATATACAAGCAAAACTTATGATGAAACGTGCAGAAGATAAACAACAAATTCTTCTCAAGAACAAATTCTTGTGGTACAACGGAAAATTGTCCCAGGACGAGATTGTTGATCTTGGTTGGGTACACGACCCATTCAATGGTCTAAAGATAATGAAGGGTGACCTTTCATACTATTATGACAGTGACCCTGAGATACAAAAAAGCGAAGCAACCATTGTGTACTACAAGACGATGGTCGAAGCACTCAAGGAGATTATGGACACGTTGAAGTGGAGACACCAAACTATCGGTAACTCTATCCGCTGGAAGCAGTTCGAAGCGGGAGTATAAATACTACATATCCAATAAGGCAATGTAGTTATGAACAATTTAACAGTCCAATTGCTGAATCACTCTATGATGGTTGTGAAGTGCGATGCTGGAGTACGAGCGGAGTTGTCCGAGTATTTCTCATTCTTTGTTCCTGGACATAAGTTCATGCCGAGTTTCAAGCGCAAGCAATGGGACGGAAAGATTAGATTGTTTAATGCCATTACCAGTGAACTTAATGTCGGATTGTATGTCAAACTCTGTAAGTTTGCTGCTGACAGACACTACCACTTACAGATGGAGCATAGCGACTATGGTCTACCAACCGCAAGAAACAAGGTAAACCACCAACAACTGGTTGCATCACAAGCATTGTGGGGCATGCCCTTTCCTCCTAGAGACTATCAGTACGAAGCAATCACGCATGGCATATCGAATAAGCGTTGCATCCTGTTATCCCCAACTGGTTCTGGTAAGTCGTTTATTATATATAATCTTATGCGTTGGTATCTTGATGGACATGACAAAGCAGTCCTTGTCGTTGTTCCAACGACCTCCCTCGTGGAGCAGATGTACAAAGACTTCTCTGACTATGGCATGGATGTAGATACCGATGTACATAAAATTTACTCAGGCAAGGACAAGAAGACCACTAAGAGGGTCATTGTCACAACTTGGCAGTCAGTGTATCGCCTTGGTCCAGATTGGTTTAATGCCTTTGGTTGTGTGTTTGGAGACGAGTGTCATTTATTTAAGGCAAAATCTTTGGCAACAATGATGAATAAGTGCAGCGAAGCAGAGTATCGTTTCGGGACCACGGGCACGCTGGATGGAACCCAGTGTAACAAGTTGGTACTCGAGGGACTCTTTGGTCCAACAAAGCGAGTGACGTTCACCAGAGACCTACAGGACAACGGAACACTCGCTCGATTGAAGATAGACATGCTGATGCTTGACTATCCTTTGCAGCTGCGTAAATTTAACAAGGATCGGACATATCAGGAAGAAGTAGATTTCCTTGTGGGGTATGAACCAAGGAACAGATTGATACGCAACATTGCTTTAACACAAACCGGAAACACTCTTGTACTGTACCAGTTCGTCGAGAAACACGGTGAAGTGTTGCATAAAATGATTAAGGAGAAAAATGATCAGGTGTTCTATGTTCATGGTGGCACGGATGTTTCTGACAGAGAAGCAATTCGTGGAATTGTTGAGCGTAGTGAAGGTGCCATCATTGTTGCCTCAATGGGAACATTTAGCACGGGAATTAACATCAAGAATCTGCACAATATTGTATTTGCCTCCCCATCAAAGTCGCAGGTCAAAGTGTTGCAGGCAATAGGAAGAGGTTTACGCAAAGCAGAAAATGGACAGGATACGAAATTGTTCGACCTTGCTGATGATTTGTCAGTTGAGTCCAAGAAGAATTTCACCCTAAAGCATTCGGAAGAGAGAGTTAAAATGTATAATACGGAAAAGTTTAAATTCGAAATACACAAGGTGGTGTTATGAGTAAAATAAATTTGGAAGAAGACAAAATACTACAGATAAAATTGATGACAGGACAAGAGATACTTGCCCAGTCTATCGAAGTTGATACAGAAGATTCATTCGTTGTCAGTCACGCACTAGAAATGGTTGCTGTTGAGTACGAAGATGACGAGTTGCAGTTGAACAAGTCTTATTACATCCTGCGACCTTTTATTTCTTATCCATCAGCACTTGACGTTGTTGTTTCTATCAACCCAACCGCTATTGTGTGCATCAACAAACCGAGCAAGAAGGTTATTGAGCAATATACAAGTTCCTGTGATACTATACAAGAGATGCTACTTGATGAAGTTCCTGAAGAGGCAGTACCACACAATACACCAAATGGGAATGTCCTCACCTTTCCTCCCACCCCACCTAAATTATTGACCGAAGATTGACATTACACACTACTTGATGTAGAATAGAGTTCTACCGTATGAATAATGGAATACAAGTATGAAACCTAGCGAACGCCCACATTATGTGAACAATGCACAATTCAGTCAAGCAGTCGTAGACCATGTTAAGTCTGTTCGTGACTCTGAGGGCACAGGCGAGGAAGCACCGCAAATGCCCACCTATGTTGCTACCTGTTTTCTTAAGATAGCAGAAGGTCTCTCACATAAGTCTAACTTTGTGCGATACACCTATCGAGAAGAGATGGTAATGGATGCGGTTGAGAACTGCCTTCGTGCATGTAAGAACTATGACATAGAAGCAGCAACCCGCAAGGGCAAACCAAATGCATTTGGGTATTTCACCCAGATATCTTGGTATGCGTTCTTACGTCGAATTAAAAAAGAACAACGCCAACAAGATGTCAAGATGAACTATATTGCTGAGTCTGGATTGGACGAGTTCGTGGTAGATCCTGGTGAAGACCCGCAGGTTGCCAAGGCAGTACAATCGTTTGTCGACAACCTTCGTCTTCGAATTGATGAGGTTAAAAATAAAGACACTAAGATAAAGGAATATAAGAAGAAGACTGCAATAAAGCGCACAGTGCGTGTAGACTCTGACCTTTCTAGTTTCTTAGAGGGATAGATATGAAGATCGCAATCCTTAACGATACCCACTGTGGTATTCGTAATAGCAGCGATATATTTATCGAGTCTCAGGAACGTTTTTATAACGAGGTTTTCTTCCCATACCTGAATGAACACAACATCACAAACGTATTGCATCTCGGGGATTATTATGAGAATCGCCGATTCATAAACGTCAAGGCACTCAACAGCAATCGTAAAGTGTTTCTTGAGCGTTTGCGTTCTGATGGTATAAACATGGATATAATTCCAGGAAACCACGATACCTATTATAAGAACACAAACAACCTCAACTCCCTGAAGGAGTTGCTTGGGCACTATATGAATGAGGTCAACATTGTACAGGACTGTTCTGTCCTCGACTATGATGGCATGAAAGTTGGACTTGTTCCTTGGATCTGCCCTGACAACGAAAAAGAGTGCTTAGACTTCCTAGTCAACTGTAAAGCAGATGTGATTGGTGGCCACTTCGAACTAAACGGGTTTGACATGCTGCGTGGTGTGCCCTGTACTCATGGTATGTCTGCCGATAACCTCCACAGATTCGAACTGGTGTTGTCTGGACACTACCATGTGAAGTCTAACCAAGGCAACATCCACTACCTTGGTTCTCAGATGGAGTTCTTCTGGAATGACGCACACGATGAAAAATTCTTTCACGTCCTTGACACAGAAACAAGAGAACTACTCCCTGTACGAAACCCACTGACGTTGTTCCAACGGGTTTATTATGACGATACTAAGAATGACTATGGCGAGTTTGACACTTCGCGTTTTGATAAACAGTTTGTAAAGGTTGTTGTCATCAAGAAGTCAGACACATTCACGTTCGATCGCTTCATTGATCGCATTATGCAACGTGATGTATATGACCTCAAGATACAAGAGGACTTCTCTGAGTTTACTGGAGAGAACGTCTCTGACGAAGGACTTGAAGTAGAAGACACCTCTTCTTTGCTCGGTGCTTATGTTGATAATGTAGAGACTGTCCTCGACAAAGAAAGAATTAAGTCTGAAGTGTTAGACCTTATGTCAGAAGCACAAATACAGGAAGTGGTGTAAAACACTTGATAATATTTGAAACGATTCGTTATAAAAATTTCCTTTCTACTGGGGATAATTGGACAGAGATATCCCTCAATAAAAGTGAACATACCCTAGTAGTTGGACAGAATGGTTCTGGTAAGTCCACTATGCTTGATGCCATATCTTATGCTTTATTTGGTAAGTCCCACCGAAGTATAAGTAAAGCACAGTTGGTCAATTCAATCAACAACAAAGCAATGCAGGTAGAGGTTGAATTCAACATCGGTGCAAAGAAGTACAAGGTTGTGCGTGGCATAAAACCCGTCAAGTTCGAGATCTATGTTGACGGTACGATGATCAACCAAAACTCTCACAACAAAGAATACCAGAAAGTTCTAGAATCTAATATTCTAAAGTTGAACCACAAGACCTTCCATCAAGTGGTTGTGCTCGGTTCTTCTTCTTTCGTACCATTTATGCAGTTGTCTGCTCTGAATCGTCGTGATGTGATTGAAGACCTACTGGATATTGGTGTGTTCTCGAAGATGAACATGCTGTTGAGAGAACGTAACGCCACTCTGAAAGAACGTGTCAATAATGTCTATCATGCAATAGCGATCAATGAAACAAAGACAGACGCGCAGAAGAAATACATCCGCGATATTTCCAAGTTAAATCATGATGCTAAAAAGCAGAAGGACAACGACATCGCAGATACCACCAAGGAAATAGAGAAACTGGTTGGGGTCAATACAGAAAACCAAAGCAAGGCGAATGATATTAGTCTGGAGATAACTCCACTATTGGAAGAGCACCGCAAGCAACTCGCCCGACTTAATGGTTTCGAGTCAGAGTTCAATACAAAGATCAAAGCACTGGTCAAGACTGCTAAATTCTATGAGGTGAATGATCACTGTGAGACCTGCGACCAAGACATCGATGTTT